TCCCACCCATATTTTCCGTGGATTGTATTTGGAAAAGACATAATCTTTCCTCCTATTTAATTTTACGAGTTTCTTATACACCTCGTCTTTAACCGATTAATAAAAATTCGTATAAGCTCGGTCAAAGATTACACTTATACTAAAAGAAGGAGTTAAGAAGGTTTTGATTCCTTCTTAACTTCCTCTACTTTTTCTTGTTTGGGTTTGCATACACACTTGTCACCTTTAGCTTCAAGTCTGCATTTGCCATCCCATGCTATAGGAAACAAACCAATGTTTCCTCTTCTTTGCTGTGTAGCTGCATCGCTTGGTTGATTTGGATATTCTGATCCACAAGGTTTTTGCAAATCTCCTTCAACATTAAACTTAGGGATATGATTATAGTATGTTGTTTTACCCTGCCAATCAGGAAGTAATCCATCAAATGAATCTACGCCCATACCTTTCCTTTGTTTATTAATATTATTTCTAGCTTCTTTGCCTTTGTGTCCATAATAATGATTAACCAATTGATACCTCCATACTTATTAGTTATTAGTTGCCAAAGCTGCAGCATCAAATATAAGTCCTGCACCTCTAGAATCATCTAACTCAAAAACACCATAGTCTGAAGTAATAACCACCTCTGTGGCTCTCAAACTTGCATCTCTCTGCCTCTCTGTTCTAGTGTCTACAGACTTAAGAACTGCCATAGCTGTTTTATCAGCAATAACACCTGTCGCATCATCTTCAGAATCAACTGTTAAGTTACCATCTTCAAATATAGATACACCATTCATAGGTCTTAGTCCACTCCAGAAGTCTTTCAAGAGATCTGCAGACCAACCACTTGATAGTTCTGCTGAACCTGATGAAGCAACTGTTGCAGCTTCTTTAGAAAGATAAGCTACTGAGTTTGGATGATGTAAAATGTAAATTTGGCTACCAAATTTATTAGCTTTTGCATAAGTGATTGCTCCCTGTACATTACTTGCTTTCATAAATTTAGTTGCAGCACCAAGAGTGGTACCACCATTTAAAGAACTATACAATGAGTGAACATCTGTATCTTTCTTTCTTGCCATTGCATCACCTAACTGTTTACCAATTATTGTGAATACATTGTTTTGTTGTTCACGAACTAGTTTATCGGTTAAGATAACTTTTGCTCCTACTTCACTTGCAGTAAGATCAACAGTTGTCATTCCGATCTCTTCTTCGTCAACAATGTCTTGACCATCTGTTAAATCAGATACTGTCATTTGCCCTACTTTAGGTACTGTTACCTGTTTAGCTCCTTTTGGCAAAGTAAATTGCTCAATCAAAGCCATAGCAGGGGCATTGTGTTCTTCAGTATACCTAGCTGCTGCGATAATTATCTTACTCGCATTTTCTAGATTACCTGTTGTCGCTGTCTGTGCCATTACGACTACTCCTTTTAATTAAGGTTTATAATTTATCCAAGACCTGCTGCCCTTCGAGCTGCTGCCTCAGTTTCAGGATTGCGAACTCCTGAATTGTAAAGATCCAATAATCTTTCCTCACTAGAACTAGCATCTGCAGGAGCAGTATTACTGTCAAACTTTTGTGCAGGTACTGTTCCTTTTTTAAGTCTAGCATTTTCTTCCTTCAATGCTCTGACTTCAGACATATGCATTGCTGCTGTTTCCATTTCTTGAGGGGTTTGGTACTTTAATAGTACTTCAGGATCTACATTAAATTGTTTACCATAATGTAAAGATGCTTTGTATTGCCCTTCTTTGAACTGTATTTGTTGTTGATAATTTTGTTCTGTTTGCATCTGTTGTGTTCTTGTACCCATCCATTGTTGTGCAGCATATTGTGCTTGTTGTGGGCTATACCCTTGAGCTATCAATGACTGTTGATACTGTGCAGCTTCTTGCTGTGCTTGGTTATAAAGATTATGCTGTTCTAATTCACTAATTCTTTTTTGTGATTCAGCAAGCTGATCTTTCATAGCCTGTTCAGTAGTAGCTGTTGGTTCAATAGTTGATGGATAAGTATTTACAGATAACTCATCTGATGTTTCCGATGATGTTTCTGTAACAGATGCAGAATCAGTAGATGGTGCAGGTTCTACCTGTGGCTCTGCCTGGGTTTCTGCAGGCTCTACTGTAGGCTCTGTTTGAGGTTCAGCTACAGGAGCTGTACTCTCTTCAGATACCATATTTAACTCTGGTTGTATATTTTCATTTTCGTTTACCATTTGTCCTCCTTATATAAAAATACCAAAATAAATTATATTCGTCAATCCTCTAACATAAGATGATAGCTTCTCATTTTGTCAGCCAAATCATCTCTGCCCATAGATCTCCAATAATCTTCTCTTAACTTTTGTGCTATTACAATTCTTGTGTATTCTTTTTTTCCTACTTGTGCTAGTCTTTGCATAAATACAGCAGGCATAGGAAGATCATGAGAGTTTCTAGCTACAGTAACTTGCTGTTCTAAAGTGAGTGTTTGCATAAGTTTATCATATTCATTTTGCCACAAATCCCAATCTATTACTTGAGTACCAGGGATTGTAGCTTTGTCATATAGTGCCCAATATTGTGCTAATGCTCTCTTGTTAGGATTACTATCTTTTAAGCTTTCATCTTCAAACTCTATATCATATCCTCTTTCTGTTTTTTGTCCTCGCATAAAGCTTTTTAATCCCCTATAAGCAGTATACATATTTCTATTTCCTTCTTTAGTGGCAGGATATAATTGAGTTAATTCAATTAATCCTTGCTGATATTCTTCTTCTATTCTTTTTATATTATTAAAGTAAAGTGCAAAATCATTTGCTCCTTGTTTAACTTGTTCTTCCTGAAGTTTTGTTAAGTCATCTGTTAACATATGTCTTAACAAATCTTTTTGAAAAGGTTCCATTTCATCGAAAGGCATATCCATATAATCATAAGAAGCTAACCTTAATATTTCACTAGTACTTTGTGGATGAGTTCTCATTCCATACAATTCTGAAAATCCTCTTAATGTTTGTCCTGCCCAATCACCATCTCTACCACCTCCTTCAAAGAAAGTAGAAGACATCCATATAGGAATTGCAGCTTCACTTAAAGGTTGAACAAAGTTAGTAATTGAATCAAAATTACTTTCCCCTGGTCTAAATACAGGTTCTCCTATATAATCTCTTCCTGAAAAGATTCCCCAAGCTGTAGTAGGAGCATAAGCCATTTGAGCTCTAACCCATTGTAATCCAGGGTTTGTTCTTTCCATAGAAAGAAAATCTTGCCATTCTTTTACATCTTGTCCTGTACCTCTTTTCCACATAAAGGTAAGAGCTTTACCTATAAACTTAGAATCAGAAACAAACTTGGATCCAATACCTATACTTTGTCCTCCTGCTTGAAACATTAAAAATCCTCCACTTGTAGGATCTATAAGTTTTTCTAGTTTGTCATATGTTTCTTCTTCAGAATCTCCATCTATATATGAGCCCATCATTTGTAATACTATAGATGTCATTATAGTTCCTGTAGCTAAATTAATCATAGCCTTTTGTGCAAGATAACTTCTTGTAGGATCAGGACTTAAAGCCATAGCATAAAGAGAAGCTACTGCTCTTCTGTATCTTGCAGCCAACATCCATTGTGCTTCTTTATATCTTTGCACAGCACTAACCCCTGCTGCCTGTGAACTAAATAATCCTCTCATTCCGTTTGCATAATCTGCAACAGCTTTAATTTGTTTCTCCATTATTTCAGGAGTAGCTCCATCTACCACTACATCCATTGCTTTTGCTATTTCTATTCCTGCTATATCAAGTACATGATCAAAAGCATTTTTAAATCCTCCTCCAAATCTTTGTCCTGCTCTCGCAACATCTCCTAATCTACCTGGATCCTGTACTTGTTGTTGGAAAACTTCTCCCATTTTTCCTGTAGCTAGCAAATCAAACACTTCATTGTCTTCAGACATTAATAACCACCTACCATACTTTCTAAGTATTGCTTGGTTTTCAGGCATATTTCTATACTGAAACATCATTTGTCTTCCTGCGTCAGGATCTCTCCATGTTCTTAGCAAAGCATTAAAATATCCTTTAAATACTTTAGGCATTATTCTTGGGTGGTTCATCATTACAGGGAATAACTGAATCATAAATATAGAAGCATCAAAACCTAAAGCTACCATTCTTTGAATAGCATTTACTCCTGTCCACCATTTGCTCATTTCATTAGGATTTACTTGTTCAAAAATAGCTTCAAAATCTCTTCTCATTTTTAAAAGACTTTCGTGAGCTCCTTGTTCAGCATCTCTAGCAGTTCTAAAAATCAACTCATCTAATTCAGGTTGGTCTAAAAATATAACATCATCTAAGTTTTTCTTAGCTCTGATTTCCTGGTTTAATATTATTTCTTCAACACCAGGAATCTTTCTTGTTTCTTTTTGTCCCCTTTCATTAATGATTGTTTCAGTTCTTCCAAGCAATGTTTCGTATTGCCTAGTTTCAAGTTTGCCTAATGCTTTATCAAGTCTTTCAGGATCAGCATCCCAATTAATTTTTTGTCTGCTTTTTATTAAAGCTCCATCTATAAATTCATTATAAGAATTAAGAATATCTTCTGCTTGTACTAATGTTGTTTCATCAACTCCTTCTAAGTTAAGTAAGTTTGCTTGTTCTCTTGCAAATACATTACTATTATACTCAGCATCAAATCCATCTTTTTTATATTTTAATCCTGTTAAGAAATCTTCATCTATAAAATCTAATCTTTTGTTACTACCATATCTTTTGTATATAAATTGCAATCTACTAATCTCATCATATCGTGCTTGTAACTCATTCATCTGACTTAACAAGCCAAAGTTTCTTTCATCTTCGTAGTCAAAAGCTTCTCTCATTTGAGCCAACTCATCTATTTGAGATTGTAATTCTGCTTGCCTAGTTCTTCCTGTTTCTGATACAGAATCTTTATATTCATCAATTAACTTTCTTAATTCCTGAGCATCTTCTTTTGTTCCTATTCTTGTTCCATCAATAACTTCTTTTATTTTATCTAAGTCAACATCTTTAACTCTTCCACCATTTGAAACAAAGTTATCTCCCATAATTCTTTTAGCCCATGCAAGTGTTATAACAAACTCTGCTTCTTCTTCATTTTCTAAATTTAATTTTTCTAATATCTCTTTAAAAGATTCATTAGTATTTTTGTTTTCAAAATTATTTTCTTTTAATCCTTGTAATCTTTTTAATCCATTCTTATCATCAAACAAATCAGAAATATCTATTCCGTTTTCTTGGAAATACCTGGCAGGATAAAGAGTAAATATTTGTTTTATAACATCTAAATCTTCTCCTGCTAATCCTCTAATGCTTTCTCCTGCTTCTAGTTTTTTTCTTATGATTCTAATTTTAGGAAGAACTCTTTTAGCATTGTCTGCTAATATAACTTGATCAGGCCTAGCATCTAAATCTCCATCCATAGATCTTGCCATTAGCTCTGCAATTTTTTTATCAGTTAATCCAGGTCTTTCTCTTTGCAATTCTCTAAATAATAATTCATTTCTTCTGTCTTCAAGTCTTATAACTTCTATATCTTTGTATTCTTTATAATCGCCTTTTTCTATAGACTCTTTTAAATACTTTGCCATAGATTGATACAAAGCTCTTTTATGTTTAGATGTCATTCCAATTATAAAAGCACTATCAAGTGGCATATAAACATAGCCTTCCGCTTCTGCTGAAGAAATCCTGTTAAATTGTCTTGAGTATTCAGCTCCAATTTTTTTACCAAGTTTCCATACTCTATCTTCTTTTCCTATAATAGCTATGTCATTTGTTTTTTTATGCATGATAACTCTTCTGTTAGCATAGTTAACATCTTGATCAAAAAGTTGTTTCTCTGCATCACTTATATCAGGATTAAGTCTCATTTCTTCTGCAGCTTCATCTAACATACTTTGTGTCCATGCAAATATATCTTGTTGTTCTAATTCTGACTTAGCTGTAAAGTTTTGCCCTGTTCGTATACCAAACTTTCTAAGTTGTTTTTGTGAATACTCATTTGCTAAAGCAACCCGTCTTAACATTTCTTTTTGATCATCAGTTAAAATCTTTCTGTAATCTCTTGCTTTATCAATTATTTTTCCTTTCTTGTAAGAAAACCATCTGCCTTCTAGTGGTCTTGTTTCTTCAAGTATTCGTAATACACTTAAGTTTTCAGCATCATGTATGCCTGCTGCTTTAGCAGCTTCTTTTAATTCTCCTCCATCTTCTAGTTTTCCTACCATAATGTTACCGACTCTTTCTCCTGCTTCGTTTTTAGTCCATACATTATGATCTGTCTTACCAAATACTTCATCCATCTTCCATAATCCTGTCCATTCATATAGTTTCATTGCTGCAATACTTGCATTTTTTTCTCCTATATTTTTAGCTGCTCCTAATTTTTCCATTAATGTTCTAGCTTTAGACATAGGATTTCCTAATCTATGCATCCTTCCTAAAACATTAGACAATGGTCTAGGTAATTTATCTACAGTTCTTCCTAGTTTACTTAAAGCTGTTTCGGCAGTAGCAACTTCTATATCAGATACAATTTTAGATGTATCTACATCAGGCATAATTAAATTATCTAAATCATCTACAGTATTTATTTCAAGTTCATGTGGGTCTTGATAAAGTTGTGACAATAAAGATCTTGCTTTTTGTTCATTTAACTTTAATTCTTCCTCTGCTCTTTCAATTGCTTTTCTAAAATCAGTATCTTCACTTCCCTTTTGTCGTATTACTTCTGCTTGTATATCTTGGCTATTAAAAGATTGTCGAGTAGAGCCATCAGGATTTACTATCATTACTCCTGTCGTGTTTAATCGATTAGTTAAATCTTGTCGTTCTTTTGTTATTTTCTTTAAAGCTTCTTGTTGTAAATCTTGTCTGTCTTCAGTAGATATATTTCTAATGTTTAAAGCAGATGCTGTATCAGTTTTTTGAAGTAGTGGCATTAATTGATCTTTTATTGTAGGTCTAACTAATTCAGGAAGATTTTCTTTAATCCATTGAGGAGGTTCGTAATAAAGTTGTCTTTTTCCAACTACAGTTTTATTCCAAAATGGCAAATCAGTTTCAACTTCTATAGCTCCAAATCCAGGTACAGTTATTTCTTCTCCTGTTTGTTTTGCTATTTCAAATTGTCTAGCTGTTTCTTTTTGTACTACTTCTCTAATTTTCTTTTTAAGATCTTCTTCTGTTGTGTTACGAATAGGAACAAACTTATCTGATTCCATCATTGTATATAACCCTGCATGATCTCTAGGATTAAGAGAATCTTTTCCTCTTAATCTTGCTACAGATCCAGCTATTGCTTTCATTCCTCCTACAGCTCCTAATCCACCTGCAGTTCCTCCTGCTAATCCACCTGCTAATCCTCCTATTATAGCTCCAGGTAATCCTCCTAAATCTTCTCCGTATTCTGCAGCTTCTTTTCCTAAAAAGCCACCTCCTGCAGTAGCTCCTGTTTCTGCTATTAATCTTAAAGGCAAGGAAGTAACAGTTCCAGGAAACGGATCAAAAAGTGATCCTAATACTTTAGGGAACCATTTTAATCCTTTGGGAAATTTAGATAAAACCCTAGCCCCTTTTAATCCTGTAGATATCGCAGGCCCTCCAACAGCCCATGTGGGTATTAAAGCTAAATCAAATGGACTAGTAGTATATTCTGCTATAGTTCCTAATGCAGTTCCTGCAAAACCAGGTATTCTTTCTTCGACAGTTTCTTTAGAAATTATCGGATCAAAGAATCCTCCTCTTTCTTTTCTTGGTGGGTCAGCTTGAGCTACTTGTTCTATTGAAGTAGTAGGTTGTGGAGGAGGTAATAGTTTACTAGTAGAAGGAATTGATTGAGGGGTTCCTCCTTTTTGAAAAGAATAAAACGGATTATGTCCAGGTTCATGTGGCATTAGTAATAAATAAATCTAGTTGATGGTGAAAACTGTTGACTGTAAACTCCTTTTTGCATTGGAGTTAAACCTGAATATCTTTCAGTAAACGGATCTCTTTCTAAATAATCTGAGAACCTTAAAGGAGATATTTGTCCTTGTCTAGCTTGTGCCCCAAGCTCTCCAAGATATTGGTTATAAATATCTTGGAAACTTTGTTGAAAAAATCTTTGTCTATTAGGAGATTGTTTGGCAAACCCTGTACCTACAGGCGAACTATAATAAGCTGCTGTAGGAGTAGATTCTAAAAAATCTCTTGATAGCATAGAAGATACTTCAGGGCTATAAGAAAAATCTGTGAATGTACCAAAATAATTATCTGCCATAATATCCTTCTCCTTGTCCCATGAATTGATTAAAAGCTTCCATTTCTTCTAATTCTTTTTTCTCTGCTGCAGCTTTAGGATTAAGCACACTTTGTTGTAAATCTGCTAATTCTTTAAATGTCTTAGCTTTTCCAATATCTTTTTTCAGTTGTTCCCATGCTTGACCAGGAGCTTCGTCAGATATATCAGTTGTAAATGGGAAAAGACCTCCTGGATTTGTGTTTTGAACTCCTCCTCCTGCTCCCATAAGTTCTTGGAATCTAGAGTATTCCATTTCTTTCAAAGGTTGTTGTACTACGGGCTGAGGGCTTGTGTCTATTTCACTAGCTCCTGATTGTCCTACGAACATAACTTTGTAAGGAGCATCATCATGTGGACTAGTGCTGTCTTTCTTTAGTCCAAGAGATTTTCCTGTTAAAGGATCTGTTATATAAACTACATCATACCAAGGAGTACCTGTTGCTGCAGCTTGTGCTTTAGCTTGTTGAGATATTTTTTCTTTATTAACAAATGTAAACACATTGTTCCCATCATCGTCAACATAAAATATTTTATCATTTGCAGTTTGATCTACTCCCATAGGATTGTTTAGTATAATATTGGTAGCAGTAGGATCTAACATTGCAGGATTTCCTTTTATTCCTGAACCTGGGTTTATTTGTGTTGCTGTTTCATTAACATCAGACACTTCTACTTGTCTATTAGGAGGTTGGTTCATATCTAATCCGCCTTTTGCAGGACTTGCTACATTGTCAACAGTATTAATTGTTGACAATAATTCTCTCATTAAATTACTGCCTCCTCCTGTACCCATAGCTAGTTCATCTCCTGCTCTTCGATTAGCATCTGCTTGAGCTTGCATTTTATTTAAACTTGCATCAGTTGCTGCTGCCATTGCTGCTGCTTGAGCTGCGGTTTGAGCTGCTGTTTCTGTATTTGGTGGTTGTGCCATTGGAGGTTGCCCCATTGGAGGTTGCCCCATTGGTGGCTGACCTGCAGGTGGCTGACCTATTGGTGGAGTTCCTCCTGGTGTTACTGATTGTGATTGTACTACAGATGGTTGTGGTTGTACTACGGATGGTGGTGGGGTTGGTGTAAAAGCTCCTGTGGGAGGAGTATATTGAGGTGCTTGTACAGCTCCTAAAGTTCCAAATCCTCCAGGTGTCATGGCTAATTGTCCAGGTGCCTGCAGTTCTCCCATAGAATATGCTCTATCTAGCATTGTTCTTCTTGCTTGTGCTGTTGCAGCATTAGGCGAAGTCAATCCAATTAAACTAGTTCTTATTTTATATTCTGTTTCAGGGTCTGATATAATTTGCTGATAAAGTACCAACTCTTGTTCAGTTAATCCTGCTACTGTTCCACCTGCTGCTTTTACTTTAGCTTTTACATTTTGTATACTTTGCAAGTCTTGTTGTAATCCTTGAACAATATTGCCACCTCCACCTTGTGTAAATTGAGCAAAGCCAACTCCAGGTGCTTGAATATCAGTACCTGCTATTCCTTGTCCTATAACAGGGGCTGTTAATCTTCCTGTTTGTAATGCAAGATTATATGCATTAGCTAATCCAGGATATATATTTCTGTAAGCTGCTGCTAAGTTTTGATTAGCAAATCCAGGTAACATTCCTGAACCTAAAGCAAAGCTTGCTGCTTCTCCAGGGGTCTGACTAGCAAAAGCTTGTAATGGATTGATTCCACCAAACGGCATATCAACTCCAGGTACTCCTTGTGTACCTGCAAAGCTTGGAGATCCTGCTGCACCAGGGGTTCCTGAACCTCCAGGAGTTAATGCTTGTCCAACAATTTTACCACTTTGGTCTACAACTTTTCCTTCCTTATTTACTGTAGTACCTCTAGTTACTTCGCCCTGTTGAGCTTTCTTTGCTTTATCTTGTGCCTGTTGAAGTGTTTGATCCTTCGGAATTATACCTGCATTTTTTGCTGCTTTAAGTTCTGCTTCGTTCTTAGGGACAAATGTTGTTTGCATCCCTTGCCTACCTCCTAATCCAACAAAATCTCCAAAGTCACCTGCAGCATAAGTTCCCTGAGGTGCCGCAAATTTATCTGCAATTTGTTGTCCTTCACCTGCTTTAACTGCATACATACCAAATGATTTTGCTTCTTTGTTTACTATAGGATGACTACCTAATGCTGATAAATTTAATTTACTCCTATCGTCAGCATCAACAACATAATTATATTTTCCCCAATTTGCTACATTACCTATGTTAGTTTCAATTTGAGTTAATCTTCCATTGTCAAATTTAAATGCAGGAATTCCTGAATTAGTAATCATCCATGGAGTAAGTCCACTTATGTCATTAGGAATAACCCCTATTTCTCCTGTTATAGGATTTGCTGTCCCCGTAGGCAATATTCCTCCAGGCATTTGCCCTGTTAAAGAATAGATAATCCATTGAGCATTATTTTGTAAAATACTATCTAATTCTCTAGTATCATAAAGCCCTTCAATTCCTATTGTTATTTCTTTTCCTGAATTATCTTTAATTCCTAATCCTACTAATTGCATTTTATACCTCTCTCATATTGTTAAGACCTGCTCTTCTTAATTGTTCCTCTTCACTTTGAGCTCCTGGCCTAGGAGTTCCTGGAGGAACAAATGCTCCTGCTTGTGGAGTAGGTGTTGGAGGTGGTGCTCCCATCATAGCATTAGGTGCCACTCTAGGGTCTGCTGTTGGCATACCTCCTTCTTGTTGAGCTTGTCCTGTTAGTTGTTGCTGTAAAGCCATTTGTGTTTCTAACTTCCTTGTTTCTTTTTCTGTTATCAAAGTAATTAGTTCACTATAATAAAATTGTGCAAGGTCAGGTCTACCTTTTTCTTCTGCTGCTTTAAGTAATGTCCATAATGCAGCTTCAGGTAAAACTTTTTCTGCTTGCTGTTCTTTGATTGCATCATCTATTTGATCCGTGTCCTGCAAGCCAAGGATCTTATCTCTAATAAATATATCAGGTAGCAATGGAGATTCTCCTTCCCTTGCTATCTGAGCCATGCTCATCTTTGTCATATCATCTTGTGGCAATTGGCCAACAAATGTTATAACAATATCTCCTGCTTTTTTAATTGAAGCAGGAGATATTTTATCTTTAAAATATTGTCTGTTCATATCTTGACCAGATAATTCCATTGCACTAAAAGCTTCTGTTAAATATTGATCATTTAACAACATACACATATTTGTGTAAGCATCTTCCATTGCTGTTATTCTTGGGGATATAACAGAATCAATCCCTTGTCTAAGGGTATTGATTGCAAATCCTGATAATTGAAATTGTATATCTCCATAAAGAGTATGAGGTATAGATCCTCTTTGAGTTTCTCCTGACACTAGTCCCATGAAAGCACCTGTTTCTCTAGCTACTTCCATTAAACCTAATGGTTCTATATCTTCACCTTGTGCCAAGGATATTTCTGTACCTTCTTTATACGGATCCTCATCAAGAGTTTTCATTCCATCTCTTGATCTAATCTTTAATCCTTGTCGTCTTGCTCTAGCTGTAAGCTCTAACATTATAGACATCATAAGATTATTCTTTTCGTAATTCTCTCTATTATGTTTAAATATACTTTCGCCATAATCAGCAATCGTATCATCAATAGGAGTCATATCATTAAGTGCCTGTATCATAGGAGCTGACCCTACAGGCCCCAAAAACACAGGCACCCTTGGTGATCCGTGTGGTGTAGGTTTCTTAGCTACTCTTCCATTAGAAAGAACTACTGTGTTCATTTCTTTATCGTAGTAATCATATACATCTATCCAATCTTCATCATCATACTGTTCGTTTTTTGGTAGCTTAATATTGTATTGTGCTTCTACTAATTCTTTAGATTTTTTAATCTTATAACAAGCCCACTCTAGCCCATCTGTTCCTGCTGACCAATAAGTATGCATTGGATCCCAAGGAGTTATATCTACATAAGTATTATCTTCATCATCTTTTATAAGCAAAGCTCTACCTGCATACCAACCTCTCATACATATGTACCAACCTATTTGACTTTTGATTGAAGGCATGGATGCTTTTTTAATTCTTTCATCAGCACTTCTTAGTGCACCAAGAAAGAATCTTTCTTTCATATTGTTTGCATCTCTATCATCTTCGTTCTCAGATACATTAGGTATTCTAGCTACCATTTCAGATCCAACAACAAAAGATATTATTTTATCTGCATAAGTAGATGGCTCATTTGATGTATACGATTGATATCCATCACCTGCATCATAAGGATCTAATCTGTAAAGGGAGTAATCCCTGTCCATTCTATTTCTTAATGGTTCAGTAGCCTCATAATGACTTTCTACTTTATCTATAATTGTTTCAGGTTTGTAATTCTTCCGTGCCATTACCACCTCTTCACACGAATTGTGCTTCTATTTTCTATATGTGCATAACCAAAATGGTTTATTAAACCATAGATTACGGCTTTAACACCATGATTATACTTATCTTCAGGTTGATTGCCAACTATGTTTCCATCTCTATCTGTCTTCCACTTGTACACAAGTGTCTGTCCATTAAATGGATTTGGAGCTGCACCAAACTCTGATAAGATTCCCTTACATTTAGGGTTAATTATTAATCTAGGCTCGCCATTTGGAGCTAATTTTAACATAGATTTTAATTTTTCTGTACCATCATTAATCTTAACTTTCTCAGAATCTAGATATAATCCTGTTTCATTTAACCAAATTTCAGCAGGAGCTGCCATAGCCTGATGCTGATACCCTGCTACATCAATTACTCCAAACTGTACATCACTCCACCACTCTCTATTCTGACAAATATTAATCATTTCCTCTGTAATGAGGGACTTTTCGTAGACTTCATCGATAAGTCTAACTTGATCATCGCTGATCTGTACCGCTTCGATTGCATAGCCGCCTGCATAACCTGGGTCGATCCACAAGTGGACTGGTTCCCCTGGTACATAGACAGCTTTTTCTGATATATGTCTATCACTTCTGAATTCCTGGAATACGATTCCCGTAGGTGGAGAAGGAATACCTTCAATCCTTTCCATAAAGAAATCATCACTAGCCTCATTCTTGAGTTTTTGTATCTCTGGATCATTTTTACCTCCTGGATATAAGTGTTTATTAGTATAAGAAGGTAAAGAAAAAGATTTCTCGTCTTTATCTCCGTACTTCCATGCCTGAAATAACGAAGGGTACCAACCAAGGCTACCCTCAAATGTTCCTGCTAGAAACATCCATGCTGCTTTAGGTGCACACCTACCTCTTATCCTGTAATAACTTTCTAAATCTAGCTGACTAGCCTCACAACCTATGATTCCATCGGGTGCTCTCATAGCTAGAGTTCTAGGATCCTTAGCTGATTTAGTTTCAATAACAGTTCCGTCTACTAATTCAATTCTACCTGGGTCTACTCTCTTAGATGCCTTCTTTAATAAGCCTAGCTTACCAAAATCTTCTATTAAATATTCAAATTCTGCCCTAGTTCTGCCGTAATCTGCAGCAACTAGCCAATATAATCCTGGATTTTCTGTTTCAAATGTCTTTTTTAGTAGGAATTTACTAGCGATCATGCTTTTTCCTGCCTGTTCCCCGCCTGCTACAAGTGTAAATCTTTTATCAGAGTCCAATATTACTCTCTGTTCATCAGTAGGATCAAACCCTACCTTCTCATAAAGGAAATCTGTTAGCTCATTTGTTGTCTGAGTCATTAATTATGTCCTCTGCTTCTTTAACTACCTTGGATTTGGGAGCTTTTCTCTTTTTCTTGGCAGCCATCTTTCTGAAATCCTCCATTAATTGCTTGGAATCTTCAGAAGTAGTGTCTGTAGATCTGTATTTACCAGGTAAGTTAGCATTTAACATAGTAATTAATAACACAGGCTTGGAATAATCTTCCTTTTCAGCCATCTTGTTTACTAATTGAAAAGCTATACTCTCTAATTCTTCGCCAACTCCTAGTCTTATATCTTCAAAGTCTGCTTTAAATTCAGAATCTTCCTTCAACCACAGATATACTGTCCGTCTTGGAAGACCTATAGCCTCACAAGTACTGTATATAGTTTTAATCTCTTTAAACTTTTTTAAAAATCTAGCTTTCTGCCTGTTTCTAAATGCTTCCGTTGCCATTGACCTGCACTCCTCTATAAAATATAATAACTGAAGTTGACTTCTATAGTCAACTATCTCCTTGAAAAAAGGGGAGGTCTAAATTTTTATAATTCCCTTCCTCCCCTTTATCTATCATGGGGTAGTATTGGTTCTCCCTTGCTACCCCTACCTACTTTCTTTTTTCTTTATATACTTTCTTTTTTCTTTTTTATTCGCTTGACTATTTTTTTGCTATTGCAGTATAATTTGCAAAGGGGAAGGGAATAACATCTACCAATTAGCATTGTTCTCCCTAATTAAAAGGGAGAACATTTGCTATATCATTTAGCATATAATAGCTACACCGAATCACTTTTTTGCAAAAAAAATTTTGTCATAGGTATATACAAGCCAAGAAGAAGAACCCCAAGCCATACCCCCATACAAGCAACATCCAATCGAGCCACAGGCAACAAGCAACACAGATAGTAGGTAAGTTACTCGCACCACTTTGATACCTAGGGCGATTGCAATCGCCCCCTCGCAATTGCATTGAGCAATTGCTTTCGCAAGTTTGTGAATCAAATGCAACCTGGTTGTTGCATTTTATTTGCAAACTTGCACAGTCGCACAGCGACTGTAACAGCGAGGGGTTGCACCCTCCACTCCTTGCATTGCAACCCCTCGCAACAGTTGCGATTGCTCGATGCAATCGCTACTGTTTTTTACCTGTGCAGTTTGTGCAATTATTGCTTCTAAGCCCCCAAGGGCTGAAGCAATTAATTCGCACAAGCAAATTGCTTGACAATTTGCAAGCACAGGTAAGCTTGGAGTAGTAGCCACAACACATTGCTCAATTATTGCACCTTGCTGTGCAATACATTGGCAATGGTTGTAGGCTACGGCAAGTACTACTCCAAGAAAGCCACCCTTACGGGTGGGGGGTTCTGTTCCATGTCGCAGGGCGACAGGAACACAGAAAGCATACCAAATGCAATTTTGCAACCAATCGCTTGACGATTGTTGCAAAGAGCATTTGATTATAAAAGCAAATGCAAATGCTTAGTGGCATTTGCTTTTATAATGTATGCTTTCAATTGCCGAAGGCAATTAACGGGGGGTATTGTATACCCTACATTGTGTAGTGTTGCAAAGGCAACACACACAATCACACTAGTTGCCAAGGGCAACTGTGTGGAGGGAGTATGAGCAAAGCTCATACGACCACCCCCCTTCGTAAATAAATATTCTCTTCTTAGCATAGCACAATCAAAGATTGTGCTAAAATGCAAGAAGAATATTTACTTTACGACCCCTCCCTAACCCCACTCTATGTCGAATTCGCTTAAAGCGAATTCGATCGAACTCGCAAAAAATTGCCGTAAGCAATTTTTTGCTCGTGTAGAACAATGCATATGGTACCAAAGTACCATTGCATTGTGGTTAGAAACCTTCCTGTAAATTTTCTAAGCGACCCTAGTCGCTTGTTTGCCCCAAGGCAAACAAAATTTACGAAGGAGTTTGCAGAGGCAAACACCTAAGCTAGAAGTTAAATTTTGTCTTAGCATATTTGCTAAGACAAAAAAATTGGGGGGACTAATCCCCCCAATTGCTTTTAACTTTAGCTATTAGATTTTAAATCTTTAGCTATAGCTTTCAGAGTATCTTCAGGAATTAATTCCTTAACGACAGGGTCGTTATTTCTCATCATAGAATGAATCACTCTGGTGGCAAAAGCCGTATCGTTTAAATCCATAGCTTTAACCTTAAGAGCTTTTTCCTCCTGATAAAGATCAGCAAGTTCTGAAAGAGTAGGGACTCCCGTATGAACTAAGCCAAGGATAAGATTTTGGATCTGTTTCCAAGACTTGCCCATTTGGGTTCCATTTTTCTTCCAATTCGCAATTTGATCCGAAGAATATTCCTTTATGAAATTCCCTGAACTTGTGTTGTTAAAAGTTTTTGTGTAAGTGCTACCCATATAAACCTCCAATAAATAGCATTAATAATAATTGCTTAAAAGCATATGGCACTTTCGCCATATGCTACAATTATTATTATTTCATTTAATGCTATTTATAGGGGTGTTATGGGTTGCCGTCACGAAGACTTTTAGTCTTTGCTCTTGCAAAGGCCTTGACTACACAAGTTTAGTGGTCAATTTTATGAAGGAATATTATTGGTTGCAAATTCGAATAGGCTAAGAAAAATGGGGCACAAATCCTTGGCAAGTCGACTAACAGATGTGAAATCTTTCCATTGGATTAGGCTACCTGGGAGTACCAACTCTTCAGGTTTTGCTGATCTAGGAGGACAAAGGTCTTTGGATTCAAAGCTATTGATGTAACGATATGTGCATATTTTGCCACCCGAAGGATTCAACGATGAGGAATACGGAACCTTCCTGTTAAGGATTTCATTCCGAAGATATTACATCTGAAAGCTCTAGCTAAGATTGCAAAGCAATCAATAGCTAGAGTTAAAACAATTGGGGTGTGACTTAGTCACCTCCAATGGTTTTGGCAATGCCAAAACTTTAACTTTCCCCCTTCTTTTATTTCCATTCTAAAAAAAGCTTTAGGATTCCTGATCTAAAGTGTTTACATTAGACGACAGTATCATGGAACGAAGTTTCTTTCATATGATCAAGCCCCAAGGCTTGGGGACAAAGTGTTTGTGTCTTATTAGATGATCGAAGCCGAAGGCTTTATTTCATCACAGCTAGTTGCACTAGCTGTCAGCCAGAGGCAGTGTTTGTGTCGTACGAGGAGATCGCAGATCGTGAGGCGAAGCCAGGGAGCTATGCTACTCCTTGAATTTTTGAACGAACATTTGGGGAAAATATTGTATCATATTTTTATTCTAAAAATATGATCAAATTTTCTTATCCCAAAGTTCTTATCAAAAAATTCAAAGGAGTGAGCATGGGTTTGAGAAATTTTAATCGTTCTGTTAGCAGTTGGTTGACTGTTAAGGCACAGCAGGATGCGAATTTAGATTCTTTTATTGCAGGTAGCGAGGGTACTTACCCTGATACAGAGTCTTGTGACTGTGACTATCGTAATTGCAATTGCAATTCACTAGTCGAGGGTTCAGGTCGGATCGAAGAGTCATTTGATTTTGAGAATCAAACAGATGACGAAGCAATACACGGAAGAAAAGGTATCGTTGACAGTCAGTTCGATAGTAACGATGACTTACCAGAGGAGGCAGGTAAATGAAGAAAATAAAAAAGATAGATTGGAATAAGGTTAATTCTTGCAATGACTGTAAAGAAACTAAGGAGTGGCATCCTGAAGAAAATGTATGGATGCCTGACACAGATTTCTGTGACAAACATGATCCTGATTTGGATCCCAATGATATGTATAATGAATATATAGTAAACCCAGATCATTGCGAAGGAGGTAGTTTAAGATGAGTACACATTATTCAGGAAAAGATTTTAACTTTAATCAGCGAAGTGATTGGTTCAAGACAATGTTATCTTATCAGATAGAGAAGTTAGCACAAGCTTTGCTTGGAGTGACAGATGATATGTGGTTACACGAGGCTACGAAAGATCATGCACAGTACAGGCTGAGAGAACTATGCAAAGTAATGAAAGATATAGGACACAAAGGAAAGACACAAGATGATGAAGGATGCTGTGATGTTTGTGTTCCACTCTTTGCTAAGAATGAATCGATTATAAAAAAGAATACAGCAGAACAAAGAAAAAAAATTACCGATGCACAGATAACGAATAGATTAATGAAAGATATAGAGGGGTTAGATGTACTATAGGATTAATTTTTTTTGTTGACATTTCACTATACCACATCAAAGATGTGGTTCATTCCATTTACAACAAAAAAAATATCAATCCTATAGTTTGGTATTTTGTTATTGTTGTTTTTTAGTTTAGTTATTGGAGGTTACTGTGACTAGTCCTAGTATAGTTTACGAGTTGAAAGCATGAGTAAGACTTGGAAAGAAGAAAGAGAATCTTATATAAAAGATAATCCATTATGCAAAAAATGTGGAGAGAGTACCACGAATATGAATAGTGAATTAATTAATATAGGTTGGGAAAACAAACCTGGTATTATGCAAGCTCAATTGTATAGTGAACATAAGAATTGTCCACAGAATAAGAAAAGGTGGACAAAAAATAGAGAAGACTAAGGTCACCTCCGAAAGTGGCGACAAGTTGGGTTTAACTCCTTTGCCATTTGTAAACTTCTTGTCGCTTGTGCCATGACTAAGCAAATCAGTTCCCTGATAGCTAAGAAATTACTACATAATACAGTAGGGGATTTGCTTAGTCAATATATTTAAATACTCTTGGTGAAAGTTCCTGTTACTGTTATTAACACACAGTTTATAAACAGCTTAATGCCTACTAGAAACTACAGGAAGGTAGGAGCCATGAGTAATTATTAAAGGAGGAATAAATGAGTAACGAACCTAGGTTTGCAGGGTGGAATCCCTTTGACGACAGTCATATTAAAAATATAAAAGATGTACAAGATGACAACATAGATATTGAACAGGTGTTTGAACCTGACGATTGCACTATGGTCATGGAAGACTATGGTAAATGTCATGACTACCCTTGTGATGATTGTGTTGCAAGGTTTAAAAGAAATTATAAATTTTGGGAGAACAAATGAGAAAAGATTTAGATAACAAAATAGATTTTCAAATTGGTTTAGAAATAGATCATAAAGAAATAGCAAAGCAACGAATGAAAGAAGTTGAAGATATGGCAAATACTTTTAATAAAGTATTAATGCCTAAGATAGAAGCTATAGTTGAGTGGCACCAGGAAAGTGAAGACCGAGAGTTGATGGCTAATGTGATTAGGGAAATATTACTTGGTTGGTACATGAGTGACAATAACTTAGCAAACAATTGGATTAAACAAGAGTTTGTCACAATGAAAGCCAATACATAAATTAGTTTTATTAAATTTAATTCAGGGAGAAATTTGTTATGGAAACAAAACCTAAATTAGATCCTTATGCTGATATAAGGAAAGTATCTTTGGTAGGTACAGACGGCACTAGCTCTTCAGCTTTTGCTATTCAAACCGATACAGGTAAGAGTGGCAAAAGTAAATGGAAAGAGGTTGGTGTTGTTAGAAATGACTACTTGTTAGTCAGTAATCAGCAAGTGTTTGATATGGCTAATCATATCACACAGGAGTCACCTCTCAATTGGGAAGTGAAAAAAGAATTCTACAATGGTAAGTCATTTGGTTTGTACTACACAGCTACAGATCAGACCCATGTTATAGATTCAGAAAATGGTATCAAGACAGGAGATACTGTTGGGTTAGGGTTACACTTTCTAAATAGTTATGACGGAAGTAAAGCTCTTACAGCAGGATTACATCTTGAAAGATTGATCTGCACTAATGGTATGGTTACTAACCACAGCTTAGATAGTGTAAGAATATTACATGATAAGTCTAATGCTAAATGGGAAGATGATGTAGAAAAGATTTTAGGATTGATTGATTCAAGTGGAGAGCAAGTATCAGGAATGATGAGTGCATTCTCTGAGATGGATAGGTCAATCTTAGATGAAGGTATGCTTAGACATATAGCAAGCAATGTTATACCTGGCATATCAGATAGTACCTTTGGAAAAATCTATAGGAATTTTTCTAAAGAAACTAAAGACAGCAATCAAGCTACTGTGTGGGATTTTTACAATGCCTGTACGAATGTACTGTGGCACAACCCTACTCAGACAAAAGCAGACTTTACTAACAATGCTTATGTCACAGATAGGATGATTGAATTTACAAACAAAGAATTAATTGAGGTACAACAATGAATAACATAGAAGAAAAAACTTCCAGACAATGGAACCCATATACTCAGTCAAACGAAACATTCGTTGACATAGTATGGAAGACAACTAAGTATGATATGTTTAATACTACTGAATATAATCGTACTGTAACAGAGGATTATGTTTACAAACTTATGGCTAGCTTTGCTGAAAAGGATTTGAAGAAAGCTACTCCAATAATAGTAAACGAAAACATGGAAGTAGTTGATGGTGGTAACAGACTTGAAGCTAGAAGAAGATTAAAACTTCCTATTTACTACATAGTAGTAGAAGGATTAAGTGCTAAGAATGACATAGCTCGTTTGAATATGGACAGAAAAGGATGGACATATCCTGATTGGCACTCACACTATATACAAAGAGATCAAGATGCAGAAGATGGCGATACAACTTTTGAAAATTATCCTTTGTTAGCAGAGTTTATGAAGGTACATAAGTTTAATTTTAATATAAGCTTAAGAATGTTTTCTTTAAATAAAAGTACAAACCAATTGTATGGAAGATTTAAAAAAGGAATCTTAACATACCCTGACCCTAGTAAATCAGATGATCTTGCTACATGGATGGGAGTTTGTGCTGAGCATGTAAAAGAAAAATCTCAAAACTTTTTAATAGCTTTGTGGTTTATCTATGACAATAAGGATATAGATAACGATCAATTTGAAAAGTTATTAAGTAGAAAAAGAAATAAAGTAGAACCAGGAAATAAAAATTCCACTCAATGGATTCAATGGATAGACGAACAAATTCTTGATAAAAAAATTATCAAAGATAAAGACCCATTATATTTACAAAAATTATGGGCTGAATACCAGAAGAAGGAAAAAGAACAAGACGAAGAACAGAAAAAAAGTTTAACAGACTTACATAAAGGAACTCCCCCTGCTTAGTCCCTGAATTTGAGAGAGAGTTATTCAGTATGAATATTAAATGGAGTGGTCAAACTCTAGGATATATACAAGTATACTTGATAATATATAGACCGACCATATCGAACAGCTCTCTCTATATGTTTAAAGAATGAAAGCCGTAACTAAGTGTGCACCTGTTAGATCATTCTTTATTGAGAGTATCTATAATTACTGAGTAATCGATTATCAAGTAACTTTAATAAACTAATTATAGATACTCTATTTGTTTGTGTTGTTTAATAAGGCTATAGCATGACATCAAATGACATTAAACAACACATTAAGAGAGTAACTATAAATCCCACGAGTGCTGATAAGCATTGTCAAAGTAGGGTAAGTTACTCTCTATTTATTATTATCTCCACAGGTATTGGTGAGTACTCATTGCAATACGGAACACTTGTGAAGTAGGAGATAATTTAAGAGAGTAGTGAAGTAAATGGTAGTTTAACTATTACATAAAGTTATAGTAGCTACTCTCTATTTATTAATAGGAGAAAATAATGCAAGATAAATATATGGAAGGAGATGGAACTGTACCTGTTATACAAGATAAAGGTGCTTGTATAAATGACATGGAATTTTTTATATCAGAAGAAACCATGGCACAATGGATAGTTGATTTAATAAATGGAGATGTTGATGTAAGAGATGGTGGAGATATAGATGAATTAAGATTAGAATTTTATACATGGTTAGACAGTAAAGGAGAAGAGTAATGAGTTGTGGAGAACCAACAAATCATCCTGAATTATTTGAAACAGGAGTATATTATCAAGATAATTTGGGAATCTATAATAGATTTATAGACGGCAAGCCTGATTATCCTTCGGCATTATACACAGAGCCAGGATCTGATAGACGAATACGAATAGAATTTCACAAACCAAATGAAGTCTTTGATGATTACTATGCAGTTGTTATCTTGTCTGATTCAGCTACTACAAGACTAGCAGTTCGTATTCCTCAATCTATATTTAATGTGGTCTATCATTACGGATGGGTAGACAGAGATGAACCATGTGTATCATGTGGCCCCGAAGAAATATATATGGATGGAGAAATACCTAAGGAAGAATTTGCAAAACGATATGGTAAGAACGGAGAAAGATTACCATATTGCAAAGAGTGTAGAGAGTCAGATTGGTATAACAAAAAAGATAAATAAGATATAAAAATCTTGACTAATATGTTATAATATATGAAGGAGATTTAAATGAAAGGGGATTATCGTGTACGATACTACGAGATCAAGACTCCTATTTGGTATGGTGGTCATAGGCAAATAGGACTAGCTCCAGGAAGAGTAGCAGGTGTTAACGAATTAAGAGTTAACATAGCTTATCGAAGAAAGACAGGAGATTGTGAACTAGTATATCCTGATACTTATTCTATAAGTCCTCAATTCTATCATGAGTATGATGGTGATTGGACAAGTAGATATGGTACCAAGTTAAAGTTATTTGTTATAGAAGACTTACAAGTCTATGTTCCATGGATATCTATGACAAGACAAATAATGTTTGATTACTTTGGTATAGACGAAGACCCTAAAAGATATGAGCTCCGAGAAATTAATAAACAAAGCGAGGATTAAAATGAATCAAATACCTGCGATTATAAATACAAACCCACCTGAACCAAAGGCACCTTTTGCAGAGATGTCTGCTGATATGGTAGTAGAAAGCATTGTTCCTTCCAATAATTTTGGGAAGGATCAGTTTGAAGTTACTGCAAAGATAGAAGCTATAGACCAATTCTATTCTAAAAAGTATTGGATATTACAGAGTATGCCTGGAGCAAAAGAGTTACAGCCTGGTCAAACTCAAACAGTTTCTTTAAGAAGAAGAAGGTTGCAACAAACTAGAGAAGGTGTAGTTAAAAAAGGTTACAATGATGAAGGAAGAATGTTAAATCATGAATGGGATTGGGAGATAGTAGCTATGGGTAAATCAGAAGTTGAGGTAAATACCCCTCAACCTTCTGAAATAAATACCCCTAAACCTATTGCTTCTGCTACTCCTACATCAAGTACAATGACTACAGACATGAAGATTACTAGAACAGCTATGATGAAAAGCTTAATGGAAAATCACAGTAAGCCTGTTGATACTTGGTCTAAAGAAGATTACGGACAAGCTCAAGTAACTATAACAGAGTTGTCTAAAATAATTAATAACATAGGCGAGTTTGAATTAAGTGAGTTAGAATAAATAAATTTATTTATTTTTACTACTCATTTATTTTATCAGAGATACCACCCCTATCCCCTAACTCCTGTATCTCTGATCCATAATTCGTATTAAAAAAATAAATAAATTAGGGGGAGTGGTTGGTCTGCTTGGCTGTAGACTCCCTTACTAGACGAGAAACTAGTAAGTTTAACCTGCCATTCCCCCGCAATATTCAAGGAGAATATATATGGAAGAAAAAAATAGAGTTAGAGTTAGGATTAATGTAGGTACTTCTGTTAAAGGAGTAAAAACTTATGATGCTACAATAGAATTGGTAGATGAATTTGTTAATCAAGAAGATGTTAAAAGATTAAAAGGAATTTGTTTACAAGAAAAAGATAGTTTAATTGCTGAACTAGACAAGAGATATCCTGCAGGAGGTGGACTTGAATGAGTGACTTAATTAAACGAGTAGAAGTAAGCGAAGAAGAAGAACATGATCTTGAAACTTGTGAAGAATGTATTTGGGCAAGAAAAAATGGGGATATGGAAAGTGAAGGTTATGATGATAAATGGTATTGGAATAAAACAAAGGAGAATAAATAATGAGTAACTTAATTAATAAATGGAATAAAACTAAAGATGACTTAGTTAAAAAGGAAGAAGAATTAAAAGCTAAGACAGAATTATTATTGATTCGTGAAACTAAACCAAAATGGAAAGATAAAAATGAATCCATAAAAATATATTACAGAGATAAAAATTTAGTTCATAAAAAAACTTTAATAAAACTTGCTAAGTATTACAGAATAGGAGAACGAAATATATACAACAAAAAAAGACATTCTTATTCCAATGTAGTAAGAGATATCATTGAAGAATATTTAAATCGTGATGATATAAAAGAAATATTAGAACAGATAGATAAGGAGAATAAATAATGAGTGAAGAATTTAAAAATGCCCTAGACAAAATGAGTGACTTAGTATTACATGAAGATTGTGGTTGTGCTGAAGAAAACTTACAACAACTAAGATTAATACAAGAGCAGGCTAAAACTATATTAAAACTACATGACTTAATAGCTAGTGCTGATATGAGATCACGATTAGCATTTGGAGAGGCACAAGAGGCTAATGAACAGATGAAGAAATTAGTGGAGAAGAATAAGAAAGATTTTGAATTTCTTATGAATTCTCCTAAACAATTAAGTAAATTTAAAAATAAGACAGGAGGTATAGATGTCTAGTTATTATAAAGAAAGGTTACAATTAAGAGAAGATGAAGTAGTAAAAAGAATAGATAAGTTAAAAGAAGATAGAAGATCATTAATGAATACTCACGATACAGAACATCAATTGTTTGAAGACAGGATGCAAAGAGTTGATACTGATATATCTATCTTTCAAAAGATACTAGAGGATTTAAGAAAGGAGATAGAAAAAAATGAGTAATATTAAAACAGATAAAGTTGGTAGTAAACTTTATTTAGAATGGGAGAGAGAAGGAGTTGAAGCTGAAGTAAGCAGAGTACACGAAAGCAAGTCAGCACTCAATGCCCATGTTGTTATAAGTTATACTCCTAAAAGAGTCGAGCAGACAGGACAAGGACATCACTTAATTAAAAGATCCTGGAATTTATTTTCACAGCAATCTATTAATTCAGTAGTTAAAGCACTAGAAGCTAGAGATACATTTGATATCAATTGGGAATCTATAATAGAACAACTTGTTGTTACTGTTGATTCTAATAGTTGGGAAGTATCAGATTCAGCAACCATAGGTAACGATCCTATTGTATACGAGGATCGTCATGTGCTATATCCTTTTGTTAGAAAGAATCAAATCAATATGATATACGGATCAGCAGGTATAGGTAAATCTTATATAGCTGTAACAGCAGCACTATGTGTACAGACAGGTATAGCACATAAAGGTCTTATACCTGAACAAGGCAATGTATTATATCTTGATTGGGAAAGTGAAAGAGATGATCTTAATGAACGAACAGTAGCAGTTAAAGAAGGATTCAAAGATGAATATCAAAACGAATATCTTGATCAAGCAGAGTTTGAATACAGAAAAGTTAGAGGCTCATTAGATAAAGTACAAGATGAAATATCTGATGTTGTTCATAGTAATAATGTTAAATTAATTATAGTAGATAGTGTAGGTGGTGCATTGCAAGGTAACATAAATGATGCTGATGCTATAGCAGAATTCTCTGGTATACTTAGATCATACAACACATCTGTCTTAGCTCTTGATCATGTAGCTAAAGGTAATAACGACAAGCCTATTGGTAGTATTTATAAAGAGGCCTTTGCTAGAAACCTTTGGCGAATGTCAGGCGATCATCCTGTAGGTAGTGATGAAATGGAAATAGCTTTTGAACATACCAAAACTAATCATAAGAGAATGAATCCTGTAGCATTTGATGCTAAATTTTATACAGATAGTACTTATGATATAACAAATAAATTTACTATAAAAAGTAAATTAATTGATGATAGTTCTCTATTAAAACGAGATATAGAAGAAGTATTATACGAACAAATTTTATTAAATCCAGGTATGGATAGAAATAATTTAATTAATACTCTAGATAAATATCCTCAAACAGAAATAGATATAACATTAGAAACTTTATTAAGAACAAATAAAATTATGCAAGATAGTCATGGAGGTTATGGTACCAAATGAAACATTATTACGATCCAGGGGTAGATGATTGCCCCATACACGAAGACTCAGATGTAGAGCATATGTATGAATTGCATATTAAATTTCCTATAGGATATGCATTTGATTTCCCTAGTTGGAAAGCAGCAGACAAAGCTTCTTTTGATTTAGTTAAATTGATAGAAATATTTATGGAAGAAAAAAAGTTTAATAAAAAGAATGTTCTTATCGAAGCTAACCTTACTCATGTAGGAAGGAATGATAGAAAAATGTGTGGTAAAAATATTAGAAAATATCCAAGTGATAATGATCGTGTTAAGTTACTAGATAAATGGTTATAGTAATATGAGTATTAGAAGAGGAAAGAAAAAAGATAGTTGGAATAATAACCAAGCTAGAAATCCTTATTCTATTTTGCCTTGGAAAGAAGTTAGAAAAGATAAAATAATTAATTGTCCTACTAGTGATCCTATACTTGTATTAGTAGGAGCAATATTAAAAGGTGGTTACCTGGAAGAAGGGTCTGATTATTTTAGTGGTATTTGCAAAACTTGCACAACAGATTATAATTATAAGTACTGCGGATCTTATTGGACAGATCTCGCAGGGGTAAATTATTCTTATATTAAAAGAAAGGCAAGAGAATATGGAGGAGTCAGGAAAGGTAGTTATCATACTATATGATATTCCACCTGCACAAGTAAGAGGAAACACACGAGCACACTATCAAACCCTTAATAGTATTCGCAGACAACGAAAAGAAACAGCTATGTGGCTAACTAAAGATGCTATGACAGAAGCGGGGATTAGGAAACTAAAAGGTAAAGTTCATATTGAATATATGTTTTACAATAACAGAGATGTTGATGTTGATAATCTTATATTTGGTATGAAAGCTACATTAGATGGGATAGTTAATGCAGGATTAATCCCAGACGACTCACCTAGCTATGTAAAAATTACAGGAGATTTTGAGAAATGCAAAAAAGGCGAAGAAAAAACAATAATCACAATAAGCGAAATAAACAAATCGAAAAAGATATAAGAATAGTTCAACTATATATAGTAGTTATAGTCTTTTTATTTGCAATAGTTTGTTTACAAATTAATTAAGTTCTACTGAAGGGAAAATAGGGTCTTCATAGAGGCCACTTAAAAAATTTTTGTATAGTTTAATACATAAAATTTTTTTAAGACCCCTTAAAATCGATGGTTTTTTAGGGTTTTTCCCTTTATAAAACTAAATTTGACCTTTGATAGCATAAACTATTTGCCAAAGTTGTTTCATGATTTGGCTTCTTTCTTTGGTAGTTAACTTCTTATCTTTACCACTAGCTTCCACTATCTCTAGAAGTTTAATTACCTCACCAATAACATGACCATACCTCTTGACCAAGTTGTATGCCTGCATGAGATTCTTCATCTCTTACCTCCATAATATTCTACAGCATGACCTTCTTTGACAAGCTGTTTATTTACATTAATCCATTTATTTTTTTCTTTTTTAGATTCAAAAAGGATTTCTCCTAATACTCTACCATACTTTCCTTTGCCGTGGCTAAGTAATCTAGTAGGTCTATCTTTGATTAAGTCTTTAAACCTGGCCTTTGCCTGGAGGCCACGATACTTTTCTTCTTTGTCACGAGTTCTAGATTCGGGAGTATTTATACCATACAATCTAATCCTTGCTTTGTGAAATATTTTAAATCCTAAATCTATAGTGACATCACAAGTATCACCATCTACTACATAAGTTACTTCGCAATCATAAGTAAACATTAATCTGCCTCCAATACTTTCATGCCTAATGCAATCAATCCACCTATGGTAGCTGTTGCCACTTCTACATAACCTACTTTAAGAGCATATAAAGATATAGCTCCTAGTATAACTATAGCTAAGAATATCTGTGGTCTAATCTTTGCAATCCAATTCATTTGTTACCTCCATTAATATTATTCAATTTCAACAAAAAATTTATTTCCCCAATTCCATGTTGTTGGATGTTTAATTATGTATTCTAAGCTCCAACTCGATCTTTGTTTAACTATTTGATCTTCAGGTAAATACTGAAACATAGAATCTTTGTGAGGCTCGTAATCAAAAACTTTCCAACAACTAGGAGATAATATATTAGGTAATAAATTCCATTCACCTTGATTGATACAAGCTTGTATTAACTCTGATATAAAATAATGAAATGAATATAATTTCCAAGCATTTTCTGCAAAAGAAAAAGGTAAGTCTTCAGGTTTAACTAAAGTAGTACCTGTTCTTTTTCCGCAATCAGATATTGAAGGCTTTGTAATTAGTTTTATCAATTGATCTGTTGCCCATTCAAAATACTCAGCTCTTTCACCACCAATATATTCAGGGTCAGAACCATGCATATGTGGAGTTTTATCAATAAGTTGTATTACTTTTTCAATCTTTTCTATCATTACTTACTTTTAAATATATCTTTAATATCATCTAGTTTATTGAGTGTTTTATCTTCTAGTCCACTATGTTTAAACCAATGTTGTACAAGATAACTAATACTAGTAGCTAAGATAATAGAGGTGATCCCTATTTGTAGTTTCTTTTTCATGTTG